GTGGCTGTAAACAAAAACAGCTGACGAAACAAGAAAAACAACGGGGGAGGAAAAAAGAAAATCCCGCCCATTGCTGGTGCGGGATGTAGAGACATAAGTGGAATGGCGGAGGGCTAGGGATTCGAAAAGACCACATTAAACTATTCTTTTTTATATACTTTCTCGGTTCGAAAACACCCTTTGTCACCAATTTTGTTACCATGAAACCCGGTTCCGAATAGGACTGATCGAGACTCTTGATAGGTTGTTAGCAATTAAAATGTCAATGATTTTAAGCATACAAAAAATGACCCCCCGCTTCCCGGCCAGAGGAAGAAACAGGGGGTCAATCCGTGAAGATGGGAGAGAGAGGACGGACTGGAGGAGTTAGGCCTCTCTCTCCTGTTTCACCGTACAGGTCAGACGGTGATTTATTTCAAAAGGGTTTCTATGCTCTTAAACAGAAGGCCACAATGGGGGCATTTGTGGTAGCGTTCCCGAACGTCCCCGGTCCATGGCTTGGTCACATAGATTCCCTTTGTTTTTGATAACTGATTCCCACATGCCGGGCAGGTCACGCCGTCCCTGGGGCAATAATCAACCCCCGGCGTGTCCTGCGCAAGGGCTATGATCTTGCGCAAGACATCGAGGGGGATAGTCATTATTCAGCGCCGCCGTCATTCATGTAGAGAGCTCTGTGGTCAACGGCTGCTGCCGCGCAATCGATCCGGACCTTGTATTCCACGGCGTCCACCTCAAAGCCGTCCTTGGTCTCCAAAAATGGCCGCTCGTTGCCGTTCAAGAAGAACATGGTCACGGTCTTTCCCTTGGGGCCTGCCAGGTACCAACCGTTTGCATCGTCACCATCCAAACGGGCATCATAGACGCGCTGGAAGTAGTTTCCGGCATAGGGGTTGATCTGGTTGGGGCTGGCCTGGGTGCCTTCCAGGGTGGAGCGAAAAAGCTGTTCACACGATCCTTCCAGGGCAACCGGAGCAATAAAGAACCTGGGCCGGATATTGAGGACCCGAAGTCCGGCAATGTCCTTCTGGATCTTCATTGCAGCGATAGCAGAGGCCAGGGTGGAGATGGACGGAGCGCCGCCTGTGCCTGCAAGGTTGCCGTGGTCGGCATGAAACAAGGGGGTTCCGTCACTCATGTTCGCATTGGCTGTCAGGACGGCATACGCGCAATCACAGACCTTTCGGGCTGCTGCTTCACCGTGGGCACGGGGAATGTCGGTCAGGGCTCCCAGATCGTCGTTGATGATCGCCTGCCGGGTAATGGCGAACAACTTGCCGTACGTGACAAGCTGGACCTGCTCCCGGGTCTCATCACGGTCGCCGTAGGTGTATTCCCCGTTTTCCAGGACCTCTTCCAGGTCGGACATTTCAGAGGGCCGAACAATGGAAAGCTGCTTGAAGTCGGAGATGGACCCAGTGCCGCACCATGTTTTCCAGGATGAATTATCGTCAGCCAGGTAGCCGCCCAGAAGGGACTTGTTCGCCGTATTCGCAAGGATCTTCGGAAAGTCGGAGCTGGTCATTGCCCGTCCGATCATGGCAAGGGGAGAGCCCTGGGGACGTTGACCGGAGCGAATGAGGCATTCACGGGCCATGTCTCTCAAGGTATGGCTGGCCAGGTCTGCGGCTTCTTCTCGCTTGTCGGAGATTCCCGCACGAACCAGAAGGGCTTCTTCTGCGGCTCCACGGAACTTCTCTTCATCGGTCGCGCCCATTTCGACACGGGCTGCCGGGGCTTTTCGTTCCTGGGCCATTTTTTCGAGGACCTGGGACTGGAAGTCGGCAACGGCCAGGCCGGAGCGTATCGCTTCCCTGGCTTCGGTCTGGCAGGCGAACTGATCGCCAAGATTCATGATCGCATCCGCTCTGGTCCGTTCCTGGGCCAGAAGGTCCTCATTTTGAGGGGTGTTGTCTGTAGGTTTGGGCATAGGAACCTCCTGAAAGCTCCGTGCTTTGGCCTGGTCGTCTGCGCCGATGGGGGTGATGCTCAGTTCCTTGAGCTCCCATTCTGTCGAGACCTTGACCGGGCCGGTAAATGTTTTTCCTTCGATGGTCTGTGACTCGTTCTCGGGTACATAGACCGCCTTGGTCACGATATAGCCGATGGAAAAGTCAGTGAGATGTCCTTCGGCTACCTTTTGATATGCGTCATAACCGGCTTGGACGCGGGAGAAGGTCACGGTCCCCACCATCCGATCATCTTCCAACCTGATGTCGGACACAGAGCCCAAGACCTTTTCCACGCCGTCCCACCGATTATGATTGTCGAGCAAAGGCACCTGGTCAGGATATACCGCGCCCTTCACCAGAAGGACTTCATCAGTGATCCCATGTTCCCAATCGAAAACCCTGACAGGCTGCTCGGTGGTCATAATCGCTTCAACGGTACGGTTCTCTTCATCCAGGGTGGCCGGGGCCTTCCCGGTCAATGGCATCTTTCGTGTTGTAAATTTCGGCATTATTCTTCCTCGATGGTTGCCGGATTGCTGGCAAGGGCCGTGTTGACCTGCCCACGCGAGAGACCGCGTTTCTTGGACATTTCTTCGGCCTGCTGGATCTCGTCCAGAATTTCCTCATAGTCGCGCCCTCGGGCCGCTGCGATCTCCTGGGGAGACCTGAGCAGGCTGTCGAGCTGGTCCACATGCGCCTTGGATTCTTTCAACGGGTCGATGGGCTCCATGCCGGGAACAATCCATTTGCAGGCCTGAAATTTCCTGGGGTCGTTCCAGTATCCGGGGATCTGGAGCTTGCCTGTCAGCATGGCCTGATTCATGACCTCATGGAAAACCGGGTTGCATAGCTGGTTGATCATGCGCCCCTGGGGAACCTTCAATGCCTGGGCAAGGTCATTTCTGCATACGCGCATAGTGCTGTAATTGATCCCGGTGTAGTCCCCGGAAAGCAGCTCGTAGGGAACGCCCGTGGTCACGGAAAGCATTCTGAGTACCAGCTTGACAAAGGGCTCGAAGTTATCCCCGGGCCTGTTGTGGCTGGCCAGGTTCACCTTTTCGCCGGGCCGGAGATATTCGAGGATAGCGTTTTGAAGCTCATCTTCCCGCTGGCCCGAATCAGGATTCACCCCGATTCCGTGGGATGTCTGATAGGCTGCAATGTCCGGGGCCTCGATGAAGGCCAGATACCGGGCTGCCATTTTCGCGCCCTCAAGCTCGGCGTCGAGATATTCAGCCATATCGTGGGCAACGAGTACGCCCGGGGCAAAGGGGCTGATTCCCCTAAGCTGGCCAGGTCGAACCATCTTGAAGCCGTGGATGACCTGCTCTGCCGGGATGCGTAGGGGTTTGGTGTCGGACTCGAACCAATAAGCCACGGTCACGCCGGTGTCGGGGTCGTATTCAACCCCCTGGTCGATTTCGTGCTGCTTGTTCTTCGGTGAGGTGGATAGATCGGTGAGGCGGTCGGATTCGATGGCTTGCAGGGCAAAGGGCAGGAACCGCTTGGGGTCCTTGGACTGCCGCTTGACCAGGAAGAACTCCCCGTTCTCGCACTCCTGCCGGACCGCAAGTTGACAGAGATCTGGGAAGGACATCCGGCCTGTGATGTCGGCCTGTTCGGACCAGCGTTTCCAGTTGTCCTCAATGCGGGACCTGATCGCCGGATCTGCCTTGCTTTGAAAGTTGATTCCCTGGCCAACGGTGAGGCTGACAAGCTGGTCAACGGCATGAGCGAAATACGGAAAATCTCGAACAAGCTGCCGGACCCGCTCCCGGACCTTCTGGGAGGAAACCCGGATCTCGTCGTTGACCGTGGATTCGACCGGGGACCATGCGCCGGTTTTCCTGCCGGATTTCGCCGCCGCGTACATGCGTTCCCCGTTGATCATGCGCCGGGCCAGGGTGCGGGAAAGCTCGGCCTTGGGGCTGAATAGTCCAATGAGGCGGTCAATGGTTTTGCCTACCATTTTGAGCCCCCACGAGCGTACGCCCTAGCAAAGGGGGCCGCTGTGCTCTGGTTCTCCAATGCGGCCCGGTGTTCCACTTCACGAAAAAAGTTCATGAAGTCGGAAAAAGAACGGTACTCCATTTCCCTGTCGTCGAATTGATAGCGCTTCGTTCTCCACATTCCGGATGCCATGTCGTTTTTCAATTCCGCAAGAAGGGCCGTCCAAGTAGTAAAAGCCATGCAATGCACTCCTGTTTTTCCGGGGTGTAGCATGGCTTTTATGGTTTTTTGGTAATTTACTAAATTTGGGGATGATCTAGGCTGAATTTACTATTGATTTCGTGTTGTTTTGCTTGACACGTTCTTGAATCTGCTCCCGTCTCCACCGGTCTATGAGGAAAGTGTCACTCTCCCAGATCCCGCCGATCTTCGAGGCCGGGAATCCCATGTTCCGAATCCAATCAAGGATCGTGACCGAGGACCGCCGGACATATTCCCCGATTTCGTCCATGCCGGAAAGGGGCCTGCCCTGGGGAACGTCACCACCATTTTGTTGAAGGTCGTCGTTTTTTTTGGGGCTTCTGTTTTTTTTGCTCATTGTTCACGCTCCTGTTTATGAATCGGATTCCTTGGATGTCTGCCGCTGCCAGACAGTAAACTTCACAATCCCATAAATGATTTGCTTTGTGCCCTGGGCATTGCCAGTGCCCTTTTTCGTCTTTGTATTCCGCTGTCATCTGGGCCAGGTAGTCCCCGGAGACTTCCGCATGAAGGCGAAACCGGCCTGGGCTTCCTGGTTCAAGATTCAGCTTCCCGGCCAAAAGGTCCTTGTAGTATGTCACGTCCAACCGCATAAGTTGGAGACCGCCGGGCACGGGGTATTTCTTGCCGTCACGCTTGGGGATGCTATCCAGAACGGAGACCGACCAGGGCCGCCCGGCAAGTCGGATCTCTCCCTTGATAGGTACGAACAAGGGGTGTCTCCTGGCCAATTCGTAGATTTCCCCGGTACGGTGGCCGCCTGAGTCGATAAAGGCACGAGAAACCGCGTACTGATTGCCCTTGCTGTCCAAATACCTGGATTCGCTGGCAATGGTCCGCAAGGTCTCCAGGTCCGGACAAAAGCCTTCCCTGATCAACCAGGATTCAAGATCCCTTCCCCATGCCCGGACCACATACCAGAACCCGTCATCCTGGGTGTCCGCGCCCATGGTCAGGGCAATGACTCCATCGTCCGGGATCTCGCCGGGTTGCCGATTGTCGCAAAGCCTTTGCAGGTCGTGAGCGCTGCGCCGCTTGACGTGTTCGTCCTCAATCCAGGGTTCGGCCAGGGAACTATTGATGAAGTTGTGCAGGCTCCCGGTTGCACCGGTCTTGGCCTCGGCCTTGGCCAGAAGGAACTTGCCCACGAGATCCCCCCACCTGGTCCACGGGGAGTAAATTTCATTGAGGTGGTAGCTTCGGCAATCCACCTGGGCATCTTCGTTTTCTGCGATCCATGAGCCCTTGGAAAGAAGGCCTGCTTTGTCGCGCTCGGTGATATGTCCCTGGCAATGAGGGCATTCGAGATAGACCGAGGCCTTCACCTCTTCCAGGTGGTCGGATTTCGTCCATTTCAGCAGGGGCCAGGACATGACAAACAGAGATCCGCAATGGGGACACGGGACATAGAAACGACATTGTGACCCTGCCTTGAAATTCGTCCATATCGGGGCCGTCTCGATGGTCGGGGTGCTGGCCAGGATGATCTTGTGAGATCGGTAGGATTTGACGCGCTCAAGGGCCAGGGACAAGGCGTCCGCTTCCCGCTTGGACTGATCCGGCCATTTGTCCACCTCGTCGGCCAGCAAGTATTTGATGGGCCTCGATGCGAGTTGTGAAGGACTCCCCGCCCCTTGGAGATAGATGGAAAGGCGGTCCAGGATCATCTCCGTGGAGTTGAAATCAAAGCGGTTCCCGGACTTGTGCCGGGCCAGACAGGGGCAATCCTCGATCAAGGGTTGCAGGCGGTTTTTTGAAAAGGATCTGGCCGCATCCATGCTGCTTTGAACCAAAAGGACCGGGCCGGGGTCCTGGTCGATAGCATAGGCCAGCATGACTAGAAGGGCCGTTGTTTTTGCTGACTGCGCCGAAAAACAAAGGGTGATGCGCCGTATTGCCGGGTCCTGGAAGTCCTCCAGTGGGCGCTTGATATAGGGTGTATGCCTGGTCCGATATTTCCCGGGATAGGCGGTTGCCCTGGCTGAAAGCTCCAAGTGCCCTTCTGCCCATTGCCAGGGATTCAGGCATGCAGGCGGGGTCCAGTTGTCGGACCACCATTTATCCAGCGTTTTGCAGCTTTCCAAGTGCATCTCGGATTTCCTCAGTCAGTCGTTTTTGTATTTCCGGCCAGGGCAGGCCTTCGAGCTCAGGGGCTATCTTGCCGGGCAGGTCCAAAAGGGTTGACTTGGTGGCCTCGATCTTCCGGGCCAGCCATGTTTTGACCTCCAGGGCCGGGAGCAGGTCCTTCTGCTGTGTGAGATGGTCGGTGAGATTCTTTTCAGCCTTCCTCAAGAGATCCAGGGCCGTCTGCCAATCCTTGAAGAAAACCGGAGATTCCTTCATGTTTTGGTTGAAGCTCTCCCGCCATTTGGCAAAGGTGGCCTGTTCTGCCTGCCGGAGACGTTCCAGGGCCGCTTCCAGGCCTATGTCCTCGTTGCCGGTCTCTCTGGATACGGGATCGATGATTTCCGGAACGAGGGTGCCGTCACGATCTCGAAGGATCTCTGCCGCCTGGATTGCCAGCTCCCGGGATCTCGGGCCGCTGGACCGTCGATTGACCAACCACTCGCACCATGCGTAAAGGGGCCAGGTTGCGTTTTTCCCGGACCCCACGGGATCGGGGCCGCCTTGGTTCCGGAGCTTCCGGAAAAGCGGGTATCCGATCTGGAGGGCGTCCAGAAGTTCCTGCCGGGTGAGGTGTCGTTCGTGCTCCATTATTCGCCTTTCGTGTTACTCGGGGTTTTGAGGTCGTTTCATAGACGTTTTTCGGGGCTTGCCTACCCGTGCTAGAATGACGGCCAGTAAGGACCCACGGCCTTTTGACCGCTTCCCCCTGCATACGCTTTTCGATTTCGTGTAACGATCTGCATACGATTAGTCATCCATCCCTGGTTCGTCCCCTTCATCCCGTTGCCGGTCCATCTCGTCTTCCAGGTGGCGGTCACGGGCCTGCAAATATTCCCGCCGTGCATCCAGTGCATGGGGAAAATCCGGGTACCATCTGCCTCGATACAGAGCTTCACCTGTCACCCGGTCAACCCTGATCCCGTCATAGATGCTGGTCCAATCGTTCATGGCCGCCGCATCTCCGCAAGTGCCCTGGTGAGATCCATCGATGCCCGGCGAACCGCGCCGGTCTCTTTGCTGCCGTATTCAACGGCGTACTGATTGTTTCCGATTGCATCCTTGAGGGCCTTCACTCGGTTCAAGAAGCGCCAGGCTTCTGCCTCGGCTGTGTTGATCTTCGTCAATAGCATAGTGGATCTCCTATTGTTTGCGTGACCACCAGGCCAAGAGCAGGGCATCTGCTCTGTTGTGGTCCTTCTTGCGGGTCAGGGGTGCATCTGGGAATAGCCGCCGGGCCACGGCAAGGGATCTGCTTTTGGTGTCTGGTCCGTCACTCGGTCGGACAAGGCCTTTCTGCCACTCTCGGGGCCTGGGCATGAGGAAGGGGATTCCAAGGGCTGCAAGGATACCCTGCCAGGTTCCGAAGTTCTGTCCAAAGTGAAACACGCTGGTCACTCCCTGCTTGGGCATGGCATGGACGCTTTCCAGGGCCGCAAGCTGGACATTGAAGTCAAACTTCCAGTCGGTGAGTTTGTCCACGACCAGGGCAGGGCTCCCGGGCCAGTCAAGAAGCTCCTGCCCTTCATCGTGGATGAGGGCTGCCGCGCCGGTCTTTCCAGGGTCAATGCCTATCCAGGCGGTGGGCTTGATCATGCCTCGATCCCCCGCCGTTTGAGCTCGGCCAGGATTGCCCGTTTCCTGGGTGCAAGGTCGGCGTGTTTACGATCCTGCCCTGGGCCGAACCGGGTTACTCGGTCGGCGTGGATGTCCACTCCCTTGAGGCCTTCGAGCTCGGTCTTGAGCTGTTCGGTTGTACGGGTGGACATGCGGTTGACCAGGGGCCGATTCTGCTTCCTGTGCAGGTGATCCTTGAGAAGTTCCAGGCTGTCCGTGCAAAGCCTGTTCAAGGACATCCTGAATGATCTCCCGACCTGATCCGGGAATGGTTCCACGAGTTCCGGCAATTCACTTCGCCGGATCTCCTCGATCCGCTGTTGAAGGGTTTCGATCTCACTCATGGTCTGTCCTCCGTCAAAAGGGTGCGTCTTCTTGATATTGCGGCCCCTGGGCCTGGGAACCATTCAGGGCATCGATGATCTGCCCGGCTTCCCGTTTGGAGATCTCTTTCAAGCTGCCGACCTCCCGTCCAAGGGTCTGTGATGCAAAGGCGTGAGGGTCCAACCCCTTCCCCTTGGTGATCGCATGAATTGCCTTGACCTGTTTCTCGGTGGCGGTGTCGTTGCCCTGGGGTTGTCCCTGGGGGGCCTGTCGGGGTGGCTGCTGCTGCCTGGGGGCCTGGGTGGTCTGCTGTCGTGCCTGCTGTTGTCCCTGAGGCATGCCCGATGCCGTGCCGTCGTCATCGTCCGTGGAGATCCCGACCAAGGCAGAGAGACCATACCGCCGCCCGTAGCTGATAGCTGATCCCATGGCCTGGGCCGCGTTGACTCCCTTGTTCCCCCCTGCCGGAACGGTCAGCTCGGAACGTATCCACTCTCCCGACTCGTGCAGAAGGACGGACACGATTTTCACAAGGTCGGGTGAGACAGATTTCGTGAGTTGCGCCACGGACAAGCCATTTTCCCCAAGGGGTTTTCGACATGCCGCCCAACAAGATGTCAGGTCGGCATATCGATTCCCAAGGTGAGGGTTTTTAGCATCCTTTCTGGCCGTCTCCATGCTAAGCTGTGCCTTTGCCAGGGCCGCCGCCAATTTCCCGATGGTCGGTGACTGATCCAGAGGTGCCTGCCTGGGGGCGGGGGTGGGGATTGCTTCGGTCATTGTTACGCCTCGTCTGACTCTGGGAGTTGTTCGGCAATGTCTTCGAGCTGCCCGCCGATAATAGCCAGCATGACTTCCATTTTTTCCATCTGGTCGGAGATGTATTGCAGCTCTCCCTTGTGCCGGGCATGAAAAGACATGGCTTCCATTTCTTTCAGTTTGAGCTGTATGTTTTTCAGGGCCAGTGTAATTTTCATTTTATCCATTGTTTGCCTCCATTTCGGATAGTTCGATTTCTTCTGCGATCTTTGCCAGGTTGCCGATGATCGTCTCAATCAAGCATTCTGCGGTTGCAAATTCGGCGAGGTCGTCCCCGCCGGGCTCCTGGGCTCGGTCGATAGTGGTCTTGAGTGCCCGGGCCAGGGTGCTAGCCTGTATGGTCTGCTCATAGATGTTCTGTTTCATCTTTTAATCTCCATGGTTTATTTAAATTACGGCCCGGAAATCCATCCCGCCCTGTTGCCGGGGTTTGTCCCCGGACCATGGGACAGGCTCGACGGTCCAGCCGTTGGCCTCCAGGTCAGCCTTGGATGTCATGGGCATGGCTGGAAAATCGTTCGCTGCCTTGCCGCATGAGCAACGGAACGCCGCCGTCAGGACGCGGTTGTCTCTCCAGGTCCACGCATAGAGCACACCGTCGAGGCAGTCGTGGCATTCCCGGCATTGCCGGTTGATAGGTAGGAGCTTTTCCGGGTTTTCATTTTTCCAACTCGGCCAGAGCTCCAACATCGTCCTGCTGAGGTTTGGGGGGAACCGCTTGCTGTTGCGTTTGATTTCATTCGCCATCCAGGTCAGACATTCGTCTGGTAGGTGTTTCACCTGGCTGTACCACGACCTGAAACGCTTCTTTGTCTGCTCACTGTCGGGGTCGGCCAACTTTTCGGCCCCTAAATGCAATGCCAGATCTTGGGCGAACTCTGAAAAGGCTAATTTGTTCATCTTGCTGTCCTCCGTCAAAAATCAATCGGACCTATCTTTGGAGCAGGGGCAATCTCGTCTTCCCACCGCTGGCCGTTGATCCAGGTGGCGGGATATGGAACGTACTGTCCGTTATCTTTTTTCCAATCCCGATTGTGAGCCTTGTGGCGCTTGACGATCTCAACGATATTTTTAGGGATGGATGCTTTTTGCCATGCTTCCCAGGCCTTGAGCTTGCCTTTTTTGTTTGGATAGGCCGTCCAGAAGTCGTTAAATGCGCAAGAGTAGTTCTTCTTTTCATTCTTTTCATTCTTTTCATTCTTGTTTGTGGTCGCTTGGTGGTCGCTTGGTGGTCGCTTGGTGGCCGTTTTGGTGGTCGTTTTATCTGGTCTTCCTTGATAAAAGTCCCATTTTTCAATGGTTAAGATGGAAAATTTGCTGGTCGTTTTGATGGTCAAATTTTCCATGCTTTTCAGACAATCCAAACATGTTCTGACTGTTCGTTCTGACAGGCCTGTTTCAGCAGCAGCCTTCTTCCTGCCGAACACGAATTGACCCGGTTTCAGTTGAACTTTCTGGAAGCCAACCAAAACGGTGATCTCTTCATGAGAGGCCCGCATCAAGCACCACGCCCAGAACCTGAACAGCTTGGGATTCTGCCAAACAGGGGATTTTAGCGTTTTCCGCCAAAGTTTGACGTATCCTGTGTTCATCCTTCCTATCCCTGATCCTGGGGCTTCCATGTGCCTTCAATAACGGCGTCCGTTTCCGATTTTCGCCATCTGACGCATCTGCACGACAACCGGAGCGGTTCCGGGAAATCCCCACGCGCCATCCAGCGATAGACAGTCGATGCCGACTTGACCTGGAACTTTTTCAGAACGGTTCTGATGTCTTCGAGGGGGCCGTCTATATCTGTGTTCATGATCATAGCTCCTTGGTTATCGGTGGGTTATCATGCGGGATTCAATCCAATGAATGAAAGCAACGAGCTCATAATAGCAACGGCTCCCGATTTTGATGTATTCCGGGCCGCCGCCTCTGGATCGAAGCGTTTCAAGATATGCTTTTGTATTGCGGGATATGGCTGCCGCTTCTTCTGTGGTGAGAAGTCGGTCTGGGTGTCTCGGGGCATGCACTGCCCATAGCGCTTGACCGATGGAAGAGGTGAAGGTAGGTTGTTTCATCTCGATATTCCTTTTTTTTGGGGGAGGGACTCCCCGCCCCTCCCTGGTTCTTGGCTCGATAGTTGGCGCTATCGGGCCTTTTTCGTTGCCTCGGCAAGGGCCGCCCGTAATCGGTGGACGGGGACCTGGTAGCGCTGACCCCGGACCCGGAAGATGATCATCCTTCGATCTCCCGCTTGACCAGCTCATAGAGATCCGTCTCCCCGTGCGCCGACTCCAGGCGGCAATGCTCATGAAACTCGTTGTCACGGTCCTGAGTGTAGACGTTGACAAGATATAGCGCGCCGCTCCCTGTGGTCTGAATGATTTCGATGCGCTTGAAACAGTCGATTTCGGCTTTCATTGTTTTGACCTCCTTGTTTTGTTTTAACGTAACTTGCCTTTGTTTTGTCTAAACAGAACTGACAAGTCAAGAAAAATTTTGCTAAAACAAAACAAAATTTCACCAAATGGGGGTAAAATGAAAAGTCATATTAAAGAAATCATGTCAAATAAGGGTGTTACTGTACGATCCTTGATTGAAAAAATCGATGAACTTTTTCCCCGTACCGCCAAGAAAGGGGCAACTCTCAGGACCACATCCCTGACCACCATCATGAACGCCCGTGACGACACAAAGATTGAATCCTGCAACCTCCGTACGTTGAAAAGAATCGCCCGGGCCCTCGATGTCTCCGTCAAGGATCTGTTTGACGATGACATTACCGACGATCCACACGGGGCCGGGAGCGAATCCATTGATTGATCTCGGATTCCAACCAACCAACGGAGCCCGGGCCTAGTCGCCTGGGGGCCGGGAAATCTCCATTTTGAATCCAACGGTAGAGGGTACTTTTCCCCTTCCGGAGCCTTTTCTGTAGCTCCTGCCGGGTGACAATCTGCTCGCTTACATGGGGGGTGCTGTTCATGCCTATATTCATTCCCTTTCCTCCTGTTTGATCAAAAAAAATCCCCACCGGCCATATATGGGGCCGATGGGGAAAACATATCGTGAAAACGCTGTAAGTCTAGGCTACTGCGTTTTGTTCATTTCCTGCATTTGTGCGTAGCCGGAAAGCTTTCCAATTTTCCTAAAACATCATAAATTTTTTTTCCAAGAAGGTGATTTTCACGCGACACGCAAACGTCTAATGCATTCCAAAAATCGTTTACAAGCTCGAAAAGATCTCCACAGTATATGTCTTTTTCCCAATTATGCGTGATGCCTTTTCTTGCTGTTTCCAATATACTTTCTTCTTTCTGCCGGTTCTTCGAATGATATAACTGTATAATATCTGAAATTAACGACTCAGACGGTGAAAGAGTATTTAGCCACTTATCGTTTTTTCCTTGCTTCTTTGGAGGCAAAACTTCTTTTAATGCAATACCAGATAAAACTTTGATCATTCCAACAGAATCTTTTAATTCAAAATGTGTTTCAGGCAACATATTTTTAGCAACTGTTCCTCTTTGGCCGTACAATATAAATGCTTCAAAGAAAGCTCGCTCCACCCCGTCATTGGAAATGAAATCATCGTTTAGCATGGAAAACAATTCGTCGCTTTTCTTCCAGATTTTTTCAAGTCGATTTCTGGTTTTTGACAGACTGACAGACTGACCTCTTTCACGCCTCCAATAATCATAACAAACATGTCGAATTTTATGGGTATCCGCATCTGACAACCCATATCGTCTTTCAAATATGCTGCAAGCGGCCATGATACGAGATTGATCCTTTGCATTCAGAACCCACGTGCCTGGGTCAGCTTCTTGAATCATCTGATAAATCCTCCCTGAGGGAATCCCTGAAAAATTCACTGGCCAGAACCTTTCAGGGATGAGGTCTTTTCAATCCAGGTAGCTAGTCCGGATCTAGGCCAGGAAAATTTATTTTAGCGCACCTTCTTGAACTGGATCACCTTTCCCTCTTTGTCTCCCCTCAGTGCATCCAGGTAATCGGACCAGGCCTGCATAAGGGTCTTGCGCTTCTCCAGATATTGCGCCTTGTTGTAAACGCCCTTTACGCTGCCGTCGATATGGGCAAGCTGCGCTTCGATGACATGGGACTCGAAACCCATTTCATGAAGGGACGTGCTGGCTGTATGTCTGAAACTGTGAACCACAAGCTCTTCTTTGGAATATCCCATGCGCCGCAATCCGGCCCGGATCGTATTATCTGACAGGGGGCTTTGGTGGCCGGTGGCAACAAAGATATACCGACCGTCACCGGTGAGGAATTGCACTTCTTTCAGAACTTCGATGACCTGCCTTGAAAGGGGCACAATATGAGGCCGCTTCTTTTTCATCTTTTCGGCTGGTATGTGCCATTCCGCATGATCAAAGTCGATTTCTGACCACTCGCCGGTCCTGAGTTCTCCAGGCCTCAAAAAGGTATGTGCCTGGACCTTGAGGGCCTGCCGGACAATGTATGACCCGTGATAGTTCTCGATGTCTCGGAGAAGTTCCCCGAATCGTCTTGGGTCACTGATGAATGGATAATTGTTTTTGGCAGGTGAAGGAAAGGCGTCTCTCAGATCCGCTGCCATATCTCGCTTGCAGAATCCCTGAATGATTCCATAGCGGAAAACCTGCCCTGCGATTCCCCGAACCCGCTTGACCGTCTCCAGATGTCCACGATCTGCAATCCGTTTCAAACAGTAAAGAAGGTCCGTGGGTTCGACTTTGGCAATGTCCATCATGCCGATATATGGGAACAGATGATTCTCCAGCCTGGACATGACAGATTCTGCGTGTCTCTTGACCTTGAGAGGTGGCTTGACGTTGTTCTCGTACCAGGTGAGGGCCACGCCCTTGAATGTACGTCTCTCTTCGTGCTTCCTGAAAGGATCTTCACCTTGCCGAAGAAGTGACCGCTTGTCTCTGGCAATTTCCCGCGCCCGGGCCAGGGACAGATCTGGAAACTTTCCTAAAGAGGCCTGTTTCCTCTTCCCCTGGAAGTCATAGCGAAACCTCCATGATTTCGTCCCCGATGGCAACACCATGAGATAAAGCCCGCCGCCGTCCAGGTGGAACCTGGCCTTCTCCGTGGGCTTGAGACCTTCGATACCTTTTATTGTTAATTTCCCCGCCATATTCAACCCCTTACATAAAAAACTGGTAACAAAAATCATCTCGATGGGTCCGTGTTACCAGTTTTGTTACCAGAACGAAAGGTGGTAGCTGGCAAAAAATGCAACAAAACGCAAAAAAGCCCGGCCAGGAAACCCTTTGTTTGCGGGGTTTTGCATCCTGACCAGGCTATTAAATTTTTTGATATGGCGGAGGGCTAGGGATTCGAACCCCAGATACCCGTGAAGGTATGCCGGTTTTCAAGACCGGTGCAATCAACCAACTCTGCCAGCCCTCCGGGCAAAGCGAAAAAATGGCGGAGAGGGAGGGAT